GCGCCCCGAGCGTCTCGCTGGCCTCCGTCGAGCCGCGCATGATGTCCGACAGGCCGGTGATCTGATAAACGTCGTCGATCAGTTCTTTCCGCAGCGCAACCAGCCCGGTGATCGTCGTCACAATCACATCGATCGGCAACCAGACGATCATGTCCTTGGCGCCAGAATTGCCAAACGCCGCCCAATTCGAAATGGGCACCATGATCTGATTGTTCGTGTTCGTCTTGATCGCGGATTCGATGGCGTCGCCAATCTCGCCAGCGCCGGCCGGATAGAACCCCCTCACCTTCACAGCCTCGCTCAACGAGGCAATACGGGCCGTCAGTTCGTTGATTTCTTCCAGTTGGTCCTTGTAGAACAGCATATCCGGCACAGGGATCAGCGAGCGCCGCTGCGTCGTGCCATAGGCCGGCTTCGGACAGGGGAAGAAGCCCTCCAATTCCGTCTCGGGGTCGATCCGATCAAGCACCACGTCCACGCCCGGCGTGACCCAGATCACCTTTTCTTCGCGCTTGTGCCAGATTTCCCAAACGCCGGCCTTGGAATGGCTGTCAGCCGCGCCGTTCTGCTTGTCGTCCTTGCGGACCTCGTATTCGGCCTCAAGGTATTTGTCACCGCTCGAATCCTCAAAGCGGGCCTTCATCTCATCCTTGGTCAGCCATGAGCGCTTTGAGACCCAGCCAACGTCTTTCCAGTTGCGCTGCAATTCATGCAGGAAGTCGCGGCGATCAGCATGCTCGATGCAAACCCGCTCAGTCTTGCCCGGCTTCTTCTCGTATCGGCACCACGCTACGCCGCGCGCCTGCACCGCCAGATCATCGCGGATCGGCCGCATGACCTGATCAATGTCCTCAAGCTCGAAGCCGACGACGCAGGAACGCTCCAATAATTCCGACGCCTGACGCGGAACCGGCCGACGGTCACGAAAGCGCGGCACGACAACCGGGACCGGAGGCCGCGAATAGATCGACGGCTTGAGCACTTCGATATTGGCCCATAGCATTTGCATTTCGCGATCACGCGAAATGTTGGAAAGGCGCTTCAAGTCCGCGTACAGTTTATCGATGCTGTCGGCTTTGGTGTTGTATTCATCGAAAGCCTTCTCGGATTCCGCAATGGCGTCAAGATAGGGCTTGCTGCTCCGGTCAGGCTCGGACGAATAGTCGTCCTGCACTTGCCCGGTTGCGGTGTCATCAGCCATCAGATGCGAATCCTTCGTCCGTCCGGCTCAACCGGGATAGGCGCAAATATCTTGCCTTGCGGGGCAACAGGCGGTTTGGGCGGCTCGATCTTCGGCGGTGATAGACCGCAGTTCACCGCGAACTCGCCAAACGCATCCGCGCCATGGCTGTTCTCATCGTGCAGAGGCCCGAGATATGTCCCAAGGTTTTCGTTGAACTTGCGCGAGAACCGCCGCAGCCGCGACATGCCTAGCATCACACGCTTGGACTGGTGAAACTCGCAGACCGGCAACAGCCGGCGCGTTGCGTTAATTCGTTCTTCCGGGTTCTGAGCAACGCCGCGATGAATGCTGTCGAGCTTGAGCCCCAAGCCAACCAGCGTTTCAATGCGCGTCTTTGCGCCAGCGCCCCATTCCCGATTGCCCACGTCATGCGGTAGAAAGTGCCGCTGGTAGGTGAAAGGTTTGTCCCGGCCTATCTCAACCAGCCGCGCCACGCGATCCTGCAAATCCTTCGTGTATTCCGGCAGTCCTTCCGCCAGGATATCGTCAGCGCCTAACCCGCTGGCCTCGTAGTAATCAATGATCCTGATTTTGACGCCATCGATGATCTGAAAGAACCAGATCGCCGTGTAGTCATCAACGCCGATATCCCAACTCGTATAGACCGGCAGCGCCGGGTCATATGGGAAGAAGCCAACACGCCCCTCACGCTCCGCTGCCGCGATATGCTTGGCGTAGTAGGCCGCCTCGGTGATGATCTCGTAGCCGCCGCCCCAAACGTGTTCGGCCATCTCGGGGTTGTCGGCGTAATCCTGATCCTTTTCATCAACCAGAACGCTTGGGAACCATGGGTTGTCGTACCAGTTGACCGGGCAAACAACCGAGTTGTTTGGAACGCTCCCGCCTCGGAAAAACTTGTCTACCGCGTCGGTGTCGTGCCGTGGGTTCCAGCTAAACCAGATTTCCGATTCATCCTTTCGAATGGTCGGGCGCAACAATCGCAGCGACTTTTCCGAAAAGGTCTGCGCTTCCTCAACCCACGCGATGTCAAAATCCTCAAGGGACTTGATGTTCTCCGCGTTGTAAGTCTGCATTCCCTTGAAAACGATCAGCGAGCCGTTACGGCCCCTGACCTCGCCTTCCTTCGGATCGAAGAATGTCCCGAGCCCGAGCGCCTGAATCTTGTCGATCAACAACTGCCGGACGGATTCGCGAATGGTGTTTTGCACCTCACGGATGCAAACCGCGCGCGTCTTTGCCGCATAGCATCGCAATACCAGTTGCTCTGCGAAGAAATGCGACTTGGCCCCACCGCGACCGCCATAAGCCGCCTTGTATCGCGCCGGACGAAGTAGCGGGGCCAGCGCTTCCGGTACTTCAACCTTTAGGACGGATGACATTGATTTGGATTGCACCCGGCAGACCGTCAGGCCCATCGGCGCCCGTCACTTGCATGGGCAGCACCTTGCCGAGCAAGACCATAAACGGTCCGGGATTGCTATTCGCCTGAGCGTGCAGGTAGGACGCTATATCCCCGTTCCCGGCCCGCTTGGCGGCCTCTAGAATCGCCTCCTTCAACGAAGTGGTGATCTTGTTCGGCGTGTTCTTTTGCCGGCCGCCTGTTTTCTGGCGCTTGGGGCTATCTAATTTAGAAGAAACCATTCTGGATCACGCGGTCTGAGCGCGTGCCCCTGGTTATGCTCCGATGGTTTCCCGGAGCGTGTTGATTGCCTGCTGCTGTTCTTCCGTGCGAGGCGTGTCGTCCACGATCTGATACGGCAGCGCAACAAACCGATCCGGGCCGCGCGTGGCAACAGGCCCATCAGCAGGAATGCGCGCCACCACAGCCTCAACCAATTCTGACGAGCGAGGAGCCGGGATGCCGGGCTTGCCGAGCATCTGAGCCGTGCAAGCTTCGATGTGCTGTTGTACGGCGGCCGCGAACTGATCGGGCGGGCCAGATTGTGAAAGCGGGATTTGGATCACTAGACCACCCCACCCTTACGTCGGATGAAGTCTGCGAAGCGGAGAGCCTGTCGCCAGAATGCGCGGGTCATGGTCAGAATTTCCCAGCGATATCGTCGAGCAAGGAATGGCAGGCGCTCAGGATGGATTCGGCCTCGGTGATATGACCTCGCAGACCGCCGCCAGATACCGGAGTGCAAGGCTTGCCGCTGGCTTGGCTGTTGCCCTCGATCTTGTCGCGGACGGTCCCGAGCTTGTCGTGGAGCGCCTGCAAGCCACGCGCAACGCAGCTTGCACGTTCGGTCATGCCGAGTTCCGGCTTGGGCGGCGCATAAACCGCTCCACCAAGCTGCACACCGGCCTGCTGTGCCTTGACGCTATCCATGATGTTCATGCTGCTACCCTCAAAGCAAAACCCCGCACGAGGCGGGGCTGGAAAAGCGAAACCCGCGACCAGTTCCCCGGCGCGGGCGGATTTTATGCAAATCACTTCGCAGTAGCCGAAGATTGAATCATCAACGGTCCCCTGTCAAGGCCCCGCTTCTGCGTCTCGACGATATCCCCAAAGCGGCCAACTGATAACTCCGTCGCCGGGCCGGTCCATCCATCCGACGATGCGCGGATATCATCTTCGACTGCGATCAATTCGCCATTGCGCCGGTATGTCTTGGGCTGGTTTGGAACGATGGGCGCGCTTTCCAGTTTCCAGAGCCGCACAAGATCATCCAGCGCTTCGACCATGCGGCCCGACACGTACCCTTCCGCCCGCTTGCCGCTCAACCCGCCGCCTGTCTGCGACCAATCGCTTGCAACGTCCTCGACACGCCTACCCTCGCCTACCAGTGAAACCAGCAATCGCGATCCGACCGGCCCAAGCTCTCGCATCACGCGCGATAGTTCCAGCGATGCCCGGATCAGATCATCCGATATCGGATCACCAGTCCCGCCGCCGTCTACCGGCTCCTTTGTCGTATCCATCGCCTGATTGCGGCCGACCGACGCCATTTCCCACAACTTGCGGAAACGGTCGCCAGCCTGTTTCTGCGAGGCGTCTATGCGCCCTCGGCTGTGCATGTGATCGATCGAGGATTCCCGCACGTTGACCTTGGCGACGTAGCGCTGCCCGGCCTCAAGCGGATCGTCAACCATGCGCGCGCCAAGCTCTACACGCCCCTCTGCGCCGTAGGACAGGTACGGAACGCGCTTCTTGGATTTTGCCATATCTCGTCGCCCCTCGTCTCAGTCCAATCAAAATCCAAACCGCCCTACGCCCCACAAAGATCAACTCCCGCGACCAGCGGATGCCGGGTGCGGTCATGCCGTCACGACCCTGCATCGGCATAGCGCCGAACGATTTCAGCGCCGGGGAAGAACTGCTTGACCACAGCAATCCCCTTCATCTTCTCGACCGACGCCACCATGACCGCCACTTCGTCGGGCGTAACCCAAACGACCTCGCTGCCGTGCAATTCGCGCACGCGGTCAACTGCTGCCCGCTGTGAGCCGACCGCGACCCGCAGCCCCGTGGCGGGGTCAAAGCCAAGCATGTAGGAATCATCCTCAGCGCCGGCCTGCTCCAATGCCCGAACCGCCGCAGCGTATCCCCGACACATCGCCGCGCCGTGGGTTTCAACCTCTGCTGCGGTTCCGGTGATGCAAGCCTGATCGAATAGACCGCGCTGCTCGAACAGCCGACGGCCTAAGTCATCATCGA